AATTCAAATTCACCCAGTCAATTGCCCAAACGTCACGCGATCAAACGCGTGTCGACGGTCGAAGCGCGGGTGATGCCACCCGCGGGTTCGTGCCAAGGTCATCCCCTCGTGGGATGACTATTTGACATCGTCGTCAGTCAATGACAATGCCTCAAGCGTCAATATTTTACATGGAATACACGTACGGTGCAAAGTGAACGTTTGTGTTTCAATGAATTATTTTAACTCCAATGAACGAATTTCCCTTTGACGCAACAAATTCTTCTAACCCGTGGCTCATGAAGTGCGTTGGCGATCCAATTGCTGGCCCAACAGGAGATTTATTGTCTCCTGACTTCATATGGTCGCTCAAGGGTGATGAGAGAGTTTTGCTCGTTGAGTGGCTTCTAAAGTACTACAGAGACAAAGGATATCCTTACTTTCACGCGACAGACGATGAACTTAAGTTAGACTTTGCTGCTCTCGTGAAGAAAGATCCAAAGGACGTTGTGTCTGACGGTGTGATCAAGAATTCTGCGACAGTTGGCTCAAAGATAGCGAAGCACTTCACTGACGACTTGTTTTCTTGTACCCGTGGACGCAAGCAGATGTCGTGCGTTGAAGCATTTAATGACAATGAAACCTTACGCTTTGTGCTCAAAAATCGCATGGGATGGAACACCACTACCGAGGGTGGGTCGCTCAGGCCTTACATATTTGGCATAAATGACAAGATGATATGTCAAGGCCTGCGTTCCAGTGCGAAGGGCTTTGTCACAAGCAACTTCAAGCCTTTAATTACAAAGTACGTGTATGACAAGTACAATGTCAAGAAGACCATAGACTACAGTTGCGGGTGGGGTGCAAGGTGTGCCGCGGCACTTAGCTTGGGAATTGAGTACTACGGAATTGATCCTTTGACGTTTGAGAGAATTAACAAGATCATCAATTACTTTGGTGGTAAGGGATTTGCAGTTGGCAAGGCGTCTGAGAACTTTGAATATTCGTGGTTTCCTGAAGTTGACATGGCGATGTCGTGCCCACCCTACGCAGACTATGAGATATATTCTATTGATGAACGTCAAAGTAGTTCATATGTGGAATATAACGATTGGCTCACAAAGTATTGGCGGGAGACAGTGAAGAGATGTTATGAGAAGTGTAAGTACTTTGCATTCATCGCAGTTGAAAACGTTGGGAAGCATGTGTTATTAGAAGACATGAGAAATATTTGCTCCCGCGAAGGTGGTAATGTAGTTGAAGACACGTTGATCAGCGTCTCCCGTGGACACTTGTCAGGAAAAGCAAAGACAAAGCAGGTTTGTAAGAAGACTGAACACTTGATAGTTCTCGAGGTAAAGTGATGTTCAAATACACGTCAAAGTACTGTCTCATGGGCATGATGTCGAACCGCTTCACTGTGCTTGGTGATTGGCAAGGATTTCAGAAGAACAAGAACACGTGTGTTTCGTTTGACAAAGACTTTGTTCCTAATGCAAAGAAGGTGAATTTCTCATACATATATGAGAAGCCTGACTTCAAGTGTGCAAAGTCGACGCAGGTCGTGTCAGTTTTTGACGATGAGTTTTTTGAGCTACGAGGCAAAAAGTTCAGGGAAATACGGGAGACAAGAAACAAGTTTGACAAGGTAGTGGGTGTCACTGACGAGTGTGACAAGCAGGATGTGCTTGATCTCATAGACACTTGGGACGAGAGGTCAGGACAGAAGTATGGTTGGTACAGGCACTCAGGCTATGACAGGACGTTCTTCAATAGATGGTACGACGTTGAGAGAGAGAATTTGTTCTCCCGATTTTTCTACCTTGAGAACAAGTTGATTGGCTACTCAATTTTGCACAAGGCTGATGATTGTTATGAATATTTGATCAGAAAGATGGACAACACGCTTCGAGACACGTGTCTATACGTCGACTACAAGACTTTTGAAGAAATCTACAAAGTCGAGCAGAAGAAATTTTACGTCAACTGGGGCGCATCTTCTGGGGGTGTTGCACGGTACAAGAAGAAGTTTCCTGTTCATGAACAGTCTGACATGTACTTTTACACTGTCTCAAGTGAAAATTGAGTTCACAGCGACAATCGAGATGAACTTTTGCGATTGTGATGAATAATCCAATACAATTTGTGTGAAAGTTCATCTCGATTGAAGTGTACACAGGGGTGTTGTAAATGTTATATTTTAAACATGACAACATCGTACGTGTTTGAAGAACTTGATTTTGGCGAGGGAATTGTACTATACATCGACGGTAACAGCAAGATAACTGCTGGTAATGGCACGTACGACGAACCAAAGTCTAATGCGTTTTCTTTGCCACACATTTCAACGTGTCCGCACGCAACAACACTTTGCATGAAATCGTGTTACGTGTTTGGCTTGCAAAAGCATGTTCCAGAAGTTTACAAGAAGTATTGTCTAAATGAACGTGCAATACACAAAATTTTGCTGGATGCGTCTCTTGAAGAACAAGTATCAACGAAATTGGCTGATTGGATAACTAACAATTGCCAAGATGGATTTAGATGGCACGTTTCAGGCGACGTGATGAGTTATGAATATGCATTGTTCATTGCAAACGTGTGTAAAAAGTCGCCAAACATTAGGTACTGGATTTACACAAGAACGTTTCATGTTGTCGCAACGTTGATGCAGGCACAAAATCTTGTTGTCAATATTTCCGCAGACATTGAAAATTATGTAGACGCAAAGAGAATTTCTGAGGAAACAGGCGCAAGATTGTGTTATTTCACTCAAGATGGAACGTTACCGGACGATTTAAAATCTGCAACAATATTTCCTGATTATAATCTCCGCGGGCGCGAGATACCAATTCCAACTCAACACGCATGGTGGCAGTCATTGACACAAGAACAAAAGAAAATGGTGTGTCCTGCGGATTTCTTTGGACAGTCTGAAGTTCACAGGTGTGGACCGTGTAACAAATGTATGACAAAGTGACGTCGTAAGAGATCACTTTGTGAGTGATGTTTTACATTCTATATTATCCGATGCCACGGTCGGTTTTAACAAGCGTGGATGATGTCCGGAGACAAAAATGTTTGAAAATCTAATTTGTGATAGTCTGGTGAGCACATCACCTTCAATGAACAAGAACGCTCGCATTGAGAGCCGCGTTGATCGAACCGGCAAGGTTCGCACTGAGACGGTTCGACGTGAGCCTGGCACTGTTCGAATGGCAGCGAGCACTGACGTAAATGCAAACACGACGAACGTGTACATTGACAGCCCGACTGATCGAGTTTCTCTCGACGGTCGCACCGCACGCACGTTGTACACGCTACTGCAGAAGCACTATGAGAACGTGGGCAAGACTGCGTGAGATGAAGTTAGAATAAAGTAGAGTTGAAGTGCCTTCTCACGAGGGCATTTCTCGTTTAAACTGTGTGTACATTAACGGGAATACGTAATAGTTTCTATCCATGCGATTAAATGATAAACAAACTTTGCTCTCGATAAAGGCACTTTCACACTACATAAATAACGCGTTGCAGTGCGTTGCGAATGATGATGAAGAAAAGCAACACACAAAGTACTTACTTCGGACAATGGAAGACGCGCTCGTCAATGCGGAAAAAGTGTCTGAACAAAAAGATCCACGGTGGAAAATTTACTTTGATGAAATCGAGACACAAAAACCTTTTGTTGTCGATGCGTGTACAAGACTGGTCGAAAAAGTCAAGTCAATGCACAAGTCAGTTTCATTGTGGAAGCTTGTTCCGATGTCGATTGAAACGCGCGTAATTTTTTCTACGCTCGCTGAGCGCGAAGACATCGTGCGCGTGAAGTTTGAGACTGACGGTAAGATCGTCTTCGCGTCGTTAGTCGCAATTGAAGATTGTGTGTGCGCTGCACACGACATTGACGATGTCATAAAGATAGTTCGCTGTGGAAACAACCTACAATTTGAACAAAGAACACATGATGGACACGTGTGGCACGAGTTTGAGTTGCTTGATCATCAGTTGTATTCATTGTTGGAAAATAACGTGATTTACAACATCACGTTGAATTGAACGCAAAAGTGAATAATTCGTCAAAGTGGTGTAATATGTGTACATGGAGACTTTTTCATGAATATGTACGTTGCCTCTCTCAAGGACGCTTCTGACGTCAAAGTTTCAATCGTAAACAGACCTCTTGACTATGCATACGCTCGAGCAAAGTCAAATGGCGTCAAGTTACGTATTGCATCGCTAGATGACGAGCGTAGGCTTCTGGACGCTGAGTACACCGAGGCGCGCGTTAACGTCGATGTCAATGACGGAATTGTGAGAAAGTGTTGGGTTGGATGAAACAAATAGTCATAGACGATGTGTTGCCACCTTTCATAACTGTCATTGATACCGGTGATGCGACGATTGTGGCATCAGGTGGGTTTGGACACGTGTGGTGCAAAGACGTGTTGGGCATTGAGGCTGACACAGTTCCTGACGTCATTGAACCTGTGTACGATTGTGACATATCATACCTTGATGACGAAGCATCGACCGCGCCAATGTTCATCTAAAAATTTGAACACAATTTGTTACGTGATGTATTTAACTTACATCATGCCAGCAACAATTGAAGTGTTCCAGGAACGTTTGACACTGCTTGAAAATAAAGCAACTCGCACCTCTGACGAGGAAGCAGAGCTTCACGACCTACGAAATCAACTTTGCAAACTTCGTGAGGCTTACGCAAACAAAGGCAGTTTATTGACGGACATTAATGTCAGCAAAAAGACTTTGCTCAACGGGTGATCAATGTCTGTTGACATATCGATGTTGTCGTCACAGGACAAAAAGAGAGCAGAGGAACTGTGTGAACTCATCGCCGCGTTGCACGTGGCAGGTAAGGACACCGTTGAACTGCAAAAAGAGTTAGCAAATATTTTAGGAGCAGAAAATGTCTCAAATTACTAATTTACTACAACCCATAATTGCATCTGTTGACGGTCCACCACCATACACAATTCGTGTCAACACAATGCCACAGGCATACATGACACAAGGCGGCGCGCAAGGTCGCCCAACGAAAGGGTACACCTATATTAGGTACGACATTCTGCCACAAGAGTTGCAGGAACGCGTGAAGATGTTGATACAGTCAAAACAAGATGGAATGTAATTTTGTTGTGGAGGTCTGAGTGTCAGCGCATGGGTATTTAAGTTCAATCAAAAGATACTTGCAACACGTTGAAAATCCGTCTGTGATTGAGATCGGTGTTGATAAGGGCGTTATGTTCTTGACGCTCGCTTATTTTCTTGTTAGAACAAAGCAAAAGTTTGACATCACGGGCGTTGACATCATGGTGCAGGAGCAGCTTGCAATCATGGCTGCCAACATTGACTTGACTTCACGGGAGCAAAAAATTAAGCTGTACCAAGAAAACAGCTTGTCATTGATGCCAAAGTTTGTTGAAGAGATAAAACAAGGCACGATGAAGCATTTTGACGTGATGTTGATCGACGGAGATCATAATTTTTACACGGTGAAAAAAGAACTTGAATTGCTCAATGATTTGACACATGAAAACAGCATAGTAGTGCTTGACGACTGCAAAGGCAGGTGGGCTGACAAGGACCTGTTTTATTTTGAACGCCCCGAGTACGAAAAATGCAATATTGCAACACAGAGGGTTGACACTGAAAAACACGGTGTGAAAGCAGCACACGATGAGTTTTTAGCGTCACATCCTGAGTGGCAGTCAGAGAGCCCAATAACGGGAGAACCGGTCGTGTTATTTCGAAATCGGGATGCATTCATACGAATGAGTTGATTGATATTTATACGTATGAAACGTGTAAACGAGGGAGTGTCTTGTTACTCGCAACGATCGAATGTCGGTGGTTCAATGGTAATTTCATCAGATGAGGGCGATGTTGATGACGAAATGCTCACTGATGGCGACGAGCTCGACGAAGCGTGTGTCGCTCAATTACGTGTCTTGATCAATGAGATCATACGTAAATGCGGCGACAAGTGGTGTCTATACACAAAACACAAAAAGAATGGCAAGCGACGCAAGCTTGAACACACGACACTCGAGCGGGTGCTGAAAAACAGGAACGTGCCATTCACTCTCATCACTGACAAGTGTAACAACCATTTGATTTGTTATATTATCTAAACATGACAGAAGAGAACGTTACGCAACAAGTCGATGTCTCAGACGTCGATGACAGTGCAATTGACTTCATTTTCTCTGATGAGGAACGTGAACGCCAAAGAATGGCACGTCGACCAGCAGTTGAGCACCTAGACTTGGCGACTTCAGAAACAAAGTTAACCAAGGTCGCGCTGTTTGACGTTGGTCAACGCGTCGTTGTTGAACGAATGTCAACGTTGATGGGCGGCAATGAGGTCAGGTGGCTCGACACGAAGGTATATCACGTGAAGTCCCTCGACAGGGAGACAGGTGCAGTGAAGGCAACTGAAGAAGAAACCGATCACTGGTCGAACTTGAACTTCATGAGCGAGAAGCAAGTGTTCAGGATTGCTCCGCCGTGGCCCAAGAACCCGTTTGTTGACAAGCGCCGCCGGCGTCAAAGTAAGCAGATGAAGGAGTTTCACGACAGGCTTCGAGGGGACGGTGGAAGATGAAAAATAAAAATGAGAAATATTCGAAGCTTACACCACGCGCGCCGGGTGGTTTTGGAGAGTTGTGTGATTTTTTGTTAAAAGACGTAAAACAAAATCCTTGTGGAAATCCTGATTATTGCATGTCGACTTTCATTGACGGTGAGACGTTGACGTTTGGCACAGGAAAGCTCGATGACCACGGGTGTTGGGAATTTCCGTGTGAAGCGTGTGAAAATGAATACATGAAGTACATTGAAGGTGAGAAAAATGACGACTGAAAATTTGATATTGGTGACAATTGGATTGGTTTGCGTGTTGATCGCATCGTGGCGAGAGATATTCACGTTTGTGCCACAATGTCGTGAGCGAAAGCGAATTGCAGAAGGGCGTACTTGGTTTTATAAGGGATGTTGGTTGAGATCATTGCCAAAATGTCCACCAAAATGGGAGAATTGAATGAAAGCTTACGAATGGCGTGGAAAAGATGTCTGGATGTGTGAAGACGGTGAGTGGACATATATTTGTCAAGCACAAAACCCATTATTGGGCATTGAAATAACAGAGGCATTGAACGGATTTGAACTAACAAAATTAATTCGTCGTCGTAATGATGACAGGTACGCTCGTTATAAGTTTCATAACGAACAATTTCCGCCAAAGAAAAAAGTGGACTGGTGAAAACAATGTCGTCGTCATGCATTAATTTCTTAACATGTCTGACGACAACGTTTCACTTCTCAGGAGCGCAGCAAAGAACAACGACGTCGTGTTGAAGTTCGTCAATGACGTCGTGGCATACGCAAAGAAGCACAGCATCAAGCTACGCGTCGTTGACGAAAAGAACGTTGATGGGCAGTACGCAGGTTACTTTTCGTCAGAGGATCCAAACGAGCTCGCAATTGCGGTGAAAAAGCCGCTCGAGCAGTGGGTGTCGGTGCTGCTGCACGAGCTGAACCACGCAGTTCAAAACGAAGAAAACTCTGCATTGTTTGGTCAGCTGGGTGAAGGCGAGGACGAATTTTACACTTGGGTGAGCGGTGAGATGCCCAAGCACTTTGACAAGCAAGCTTCGTTGATGAAAAGCTTGTTCATTGAGAGCGACTGTGAGCAGCGCACCGTAAACTCAATCGTGAAGTATGGGTTGCAAGATTTGATAAATCCAGTCGAGTACGCGCAAAAGGCAAACACGTACGTCACCTTTTACAAGTATGTTGCGAGGAAGCGAAAGTGGAACGCAGAAGGAAAGACGCCCTATGAAGTGAAGAACGTGTGGAAGCTGTTTCCGACGAAGGTCGAGCTGTTCGGGTGTCCACTGCGAAAAAAGTATAGAGAAGCTTTTGAAAAGTGCATGAAGTGAGGATGTATGATCAACACAATTGGAGTTCCACGTGAGATTAAAAACAACGAACGCAGGGTCGGGATGACGCCCCAAGGCGTGGCTTCTGTGAAGTCAACGTATCAGAACCTCGTCAAAATCTTTGTTGAGCACGACGCGGGTGTAGGTTCAGGTTACAGTAACAGTGATTACATTGTAGCGGGTGCAGAACTCGTAGATTGCGCATACGACAACGCACGATTGATCGTCAAGGTGAAGGAACCACAGGCGAGCGAAGTTAAACTAATCAACGACAAACATGTGTTGTTTTGTTACCTACACCTTGCAGCGTCTAAGACGTTGACACAAGCGCTAATCGACACGAAGTGTGTTGCGTTGGCGTACGAGACGTTGGTAGTCGACAACAAGACGCCATTACTTGCTCCCATGTCAGACGTAGCAGGCAGGGTTGCGGTGCAACGCGGGTCAGCGTTCATGAACAAACTACTGTCGGGTGTTGTAGGAGTGCCAAGCGCACACGTCATGGTGATCGGTGCGGGCGTCGTCGGAACGTCAGCTGCTGAGACAGCAAAAGGAATGGGTGCACGTGTCACTGTCGTTGACACAAGTATTGATGCGCTTAAACAAATTGCGCCAATGTGTGTCGGAACGATACTTTGTGACAGCATCACTGGAAAAATGTTGGAGGACGTTGACATGCTCGTGGGTGCAGTTCACTCGCCGGGAAAGAAGGCACAGCACGTGGTGTCAACACGCGCAATGACGTACATGAAGCGAGGGTCAGTCGCAGTCGACGTCAGCATCGACCAAGGCGGCTGCTTCGAGGGCAGCCGCGCGACATCTCACGACGAGCCGACGTTTGAGGACAACGGAATAATCTACTACTGTGTGCCAAACTTACCAGCTGTAGTGCCACACACCTCAACGAGGGCCTTGTGCAACGTGACGCTGCCGTATGTGAAGAAGCTTGTGATGAGCGAGTTTGATGCGATGCACTACGATGTGTTTTGGGGAGCATTGAATTTGTGGAACGGTAAGATCATAAACAAAGCTGTGAAAGATGTTTATGAGGGAACGTGAATGTCGGGAGACATAATTTGAATGATACTTATTGACATATGACAACATTTGCGTGACAATTAATCAACGTATTGATATGTCATTGTAATACGTTCACAATTTTCTACAAGTAATTTTAGTTGTTCGTGAGTTATTTTGTTTGCAACGTCTTCATTGATACGTAATAATCTTAAATCTTTTTGTAAACAAAACCAATCATTTTCTTCTAGGTCTCGTAATCGACGTTGCATGCCTTCAACATCCTCATCATCAATTAAATATTGATTTGAAAATTTGATGCGATGCCAATATGTTCCATCAACTTCAACGCATATATTGTGGGTTGAAATAAAAATATCAGCGTGCCATTTTTCATTAATGAAATATTGTTGTATTATTGTTTCATCACCAAATAATTCTCGAAGTATCATTGCAATTCGCATTTCAGGTTTTGAGATGTTTTTGTGTAAAAAATAATCATTTTTTTGTACTGCATATTTTACACCATAGCGTTCTAAACACGTTTTAATTGTTTTTTGTTGAATTTCTTCACATTGTTGACAATTGAAAACACCATATGCGTTGAATAATGAATTTCTGACCTTTTGTTGAATTTTTGGTGATTGAAATGGGTTTTCATATCCAAAACGAATGAGATTTGTTTCTTTACGATGAATTTCTGCAATAATTTTCTTTTCAGGATTTTCTTCCCACATTTTTGTGCTTATAAGTGATATTTTTTCACGATATTCTGGAGTAGTATTTGATATACGAATGCTATTAGAACGACGGGTAATTACATCATCAGTTATGAATTCACGCATTCGTAATGCCCGATTATTTGCTTCGTCTTGATGCTCTTCGTAATATCTTTTCATGTTTTTAGAATTTTTTAATCCTATTGATCGTCTAATTTCTTCTGATGGTGATTTTCCTACGCCATTATGACCATGTACAAACTTACTGAAATTTGCTGTTAGACGTCCACAGCCACACGCGCAAACAGGCGGAATTCCATTATATTCAGTTTGTAATCTGTAATCGTCCCACGTTATTTTATGATCAAGTCTAACATGTGTTCTAAGTTTATAGTGCGACGTCAGAATTTTTTCACACAATAAACATTTCGCAGGTAATGTTGCCATATTGGATTATATGATATAGAATAAAGGTTGTACGATAATACTTATTTTTAATGACAACGTTTGTTCAAACAGTCAATCCCTGTCCTTTTGGATTTTTCTCCGCAGATCCAGCATTCATTTCAGATGCTGATGGCATGGCAACGTTTGTGCTCCGGCGTCTGGGAAATGACGTTCTCGCGGTGGAATTAAGTAAAAAAGAAATCTGGGCATGCTTCGAAGAGGCAACGCTCGAGTACGGACGCCTCGTCAATGAAATGCGAGCGCAGTCAGAACTGATCAACGTGCTCGGAATGCCAACCGGTTCCACTGACCTGACGAACACCTACCTGCGCCCAACGCTCGAGTACCTGTTCAGGCTCGCAGACCCGTACGCGACAGCAGCAGGCGTGGGCGGAAACTACGACGCAACACTCGGGTACATAAACCTGCAACCCGGCGTTCAGGACTACAGCCTCTACGATGACCTGTATAACGCAGAGACGGGTGCCTCATCGGTGGTGGCAGGCGTTGATGCAGTCACGACGACGTTGCAGGTGACTTCTGCCAAGCCTTTTGCGGACTTCACGCCGCCCTTCGTCGTCAGCGTGGACGCAAACAACTTGAACGCTCCAATGGAGGCAATGCGGGTCAATTCGGTTGACGTGACAGGCACCGTGTTCAGCGTCACGAGGGGCGTCAACGGGACGACAGCGGTGGCACACAACGGAAATGCTCCCGTGAACATGCTGATGTACAACACGCAGCCCAACGCCGAGCACGGGAAGATAACGATACAGGAGGTGTTTCACTTTGAACCATTTGCGGCGCAGCAGTTCCTGCTGAACGCGTCTAACGTGACAAACTTCCTGGCATCGAACTTCAATTACGAGAGCTACGTCAACAGCACGATATTCTACGTGTTGCCAGTGTTCGAGGACGTGCTGCGGAGGCAGATGCTGGAGACGGCTTTTAGAGTTCGCAGGAGTAATTACAGCTGGGAAATTATAGGAAGTAAATTACGCATTTTCCCTATTCCTGTCAGCGATTCACAATTTGGCAAATTATATGTAAAAGTATTTAACGGACAGATGAATTCATTAAATTCATCGATAGGTGGAAATCAAGGGGGAGACGATACGATCTATGGTATCAATGGGCCTGCAAACGCACCGTATTCAATAGTTATGTACTCGAACATAACGAGCCCAGGAAGACAGTGGATAAGGGAGTTCACGCTCGCGCTGTGTAAGGAAGTTTTGTCGCTCACGCGTGGTAAATTTTCTTCGCTTCCAATTCCCGGGAATGACGTCACGCTAAATCATGAACAATTGATGACACAAAGCAGAGAAGATCAAACAAGACTTAGAGATAAGCTGGTGGAATGGCTGGCCAATTTTACTTCCGCGAAGCTCCTCGAGCAACAAGCGTCAGTAGCAACTTCAATGCAACTTTTATTGAAAAGCATCCCATTTCCCAACGGGGGATGCATCCGCATATTTTAAATTTGTACATGTGAAGTGTAAAATCATATGATTTAAATCATGAATGAAACGTTACTTAAGAAGTATGTCGAGACTATTGAATTTTGGAAGAAAAATACAACCAAATATTGCTCGCGTGGTGATTATCAAGAACATCATGCCATTCCAAAATGTTTCCAAAAAATTAAACAAGAGTGTAAAAATGAAATTACGCTTCAACTTGAAAAACATTATGCAATAACTGAAATAGTGACAGTTCCTAATCGCATTCATTTTGAACTTCATGTGTTACTTGCAAAAATGTTTCCCGAACGAAGTCAAGAGTGGTTTAAAATGTCATACGCATTAGCGTGGTTCATGGGAAAATCATGTGATCGACGTAGCACAGTGTAAAGTAGACATGGGAGTATAATTAAAACAGCAAACTCGCCATGCTTCTCATGGAAGCACACTTTGGCGAGTGTTTAAATAGCTTAACACCCATCGGGCTTTGTAACACGGTGGGTTTTTTATTTAAGTCTCCCGTATTTTGTACGTGCAAAGTTAGATTGATTATGTACATCAAATATGGAAGTGTTACTTGAGAAATATGTTCAACTTAACGAAATCATCCTGGGTGGGAAGCACATCATCCAATTCCAAAATCTTTTAGAAAGATTAAATCTAAGCATGAAATTACACTTCAACTTGAAAAGCTATTTTCGTTAAAAGAAACTGTTCTTGTACCTGATCGTGTTCACTTTGAGCTTCACGCTTTATTGATGTCAAGAGCACATTAAAATGTCTCATGCGCTTGGATGGTTTGAAAATAGAATTGATGTTAACATTGAAGAACGTGAGAAATTAAGATTTGCGCGTTCAAAAGCGATCAGCATTGTTCAAAAGGGACGTAAAAAATCAAAACTTGAACTTCAACACATTCATGAAGCAGCAAATCGTCCAGAGACAAAAATAAATAGAAGTAACATTTCAAAGAAAATGTGGTCTAATCCAGTTTTTCGTGCAAAGCGTAAAGAATATTCGTTACTTCCTGGTGTACATGAAAAAAGAAGTATGATTGCAAAAGAAATTGCAAGTCGTCCAGACGTAAAAGAAAAAAATCGACAAGCGCATCTTGGACGAAATCATACGATTGAAACGCGCAAGAAAATATCAAATTTTCAAATAGAGTACAATAAACGCCCAGAGGTTATAGAAAATAAAAGTAAATTTATGAAAGAAATGTGGGCAGATACTGATAAAAGAGAAAAAAGAATTAGATCGATTAAAAATACGTTCGCCGCGAACGGTCCAAAAGTTCTTTCGTTGGAAACACGACAAAAAATTAGTATAAGTACTAAAATTGCTCTTGCGAAACAAGAGTGTAAAGATAAACGTGCAGCAACTGATGCAAAGCCGGAAGTACAAGCTAGACGTCGTGCCGCAGCAAGAAATGTTGCAATTGATTGTTATACACGTGATGGTATATTTGTTGCATCATATGTGTCACAAAGTGACGCACAACGAAAAACAGGAATTGCAGCAACGAATATTTCACATTGTTGTAGAGGCAAACTTAAACATGCAGGTGGGTTTGTGTGGAGATACTTAAAATCATGACAATTATTCGTAAGTATGGATGTAAAAAAGATGATTGTGATATACGTGATTTTATAAAATCTGTAACAATTTCACAACATTTTTCTATTACAGAACGAAACATAGCAACGTTTTTGGGAATTGTGAAACCAAAAGAGGTTGATTTACGATCTAAATTTCCACAAATTTTTGATCAAAAATCTCTTGGTTCATGTACTGCTAACGCAATTTCTGCGTTGCTTGCGTATGTTTACGACATTGAAAAACTAAAAGTTTTTATTCCATCGAGGTTATTCATTTATTATAATGAGCGTGATATCGAACGTACAATTAATTCTGACGACGGCGCTCAAATACGCGATGGCATTAAATCTGTAGCAAAGCAAGGCGTCTGTGATGAAGTAGAGTGGCCATACATCGAGGATAAGTTTACAGTTAAACCCACTGCTACTTGTTACAATGACGCTCGACAGCACGTCGCAATTCAGTACTACAGACTCGACAACACGTCATTGAACGGCTTGAAAGCGTGTTTAGACGCAAATGCTGCGTTCGTGTTTGGCATCACGCTGTACGAGAGCTTTGAACAAGACGAATGGACAAACACGACATGCGTGATGCCGATGCCTGATTTGATGAGAGAGGCTGTGGTCGGAGGACACGCCCTCATCGCGTGTGGGTATAGTGACTCACGTCAAGCATTCCTCATTAGGAATTCATGGGGCAAAGATTGGTGTAAAAAAGAGGGCGGGTGTTTTTGGCTCCCGTTCGCTATAATGACAAGCGACATGGTGAGTGATTGCTGGACAATTACTGTTGCAAAATAGCACATGCAGTTATTTTTACATCAATAAATAGTTTTTTTGCAAGTCGTTTTCCCATACGTTTAAGAGCATGCGTTAGAACTTTTGTTTTCTTTCGTTGTTCTTTTATTTTTGGGTTTGATTGTAAAATCATCAATTGAATTTCACGTTGATGTTGTTTAACTTCAGGACGATTTTGAGAAATTTTTGAAAAATTCATACTTCTCAAGTAACGTTTCCATAATTGTTCATAATCAATGTTTGATCACGTGTACTATTCACTTGAGTTATAAAGTGAGTTTATTCACGTGGTGATACTTATTTGTGATGGCACGTCTCTTTGTTGGGCAAAAAGAAATTAATTTTCTTGCTGATATTACCAAGGAACTCACGCGTGATGTGTGTGGGACGGAAATAATTTATTATCCCATTAACGAGCTCAAAACAAAGACACACGGCATTTATAATGAAAGCTCTTCGAAAATATTTGATCACCCGATTCGAATAGCTGCGCTTATTGACACGTCAAATCAACAACCCACAACGACCGGTAAGTTTGGTGTTGACGCGCACTGGACTATCGAAGTTTTCATTCAATACAGAGACTTGTTGGACAGGGGAATAAATTGTAACATTGGCGATATGTTTTCATTTTCTGACGTGTTTTACTGCGTATCTGATAAAATAGTATTAAAAAATTCGTTTGGGTTGCCCGAATATCGTAATTCAATAAAGATAATTGGTACGAAGGCTCGTGAGACTGAGTTTCAGGCGCTCATTCAGGGCCCGACTGACGAGAAGTACACCGACGCAGACGCTGTGCAAAAAGTTTTTGTTCAAGAGAGAGGCTTTGCTGAAAATTCGCAAGGCAAGACTGGTGATAAGCGCGCAATGATCGAGAACGGAATTTTGGAATTAGCTCCCGACGGCCCCCGAGAGGTGTCGCCTCGTGGCAACGACGAAGACACGGGTAGCTCGTTCTACACGGATTAGTGTACGTTCAACGTGTCATAGAATATTATCATACAATGATTGACGACGACAAACCTCTGCCACGTCGTTCCAAGAAGGATCGCAAAAAGTGGTGCAAGGGAAAGCCTGGCGTTGAACACGTGCTCAAGTGCATGCCATACGTTGGCTCGTACCACGAAAGTCATCCCATTTGGCGTGAACTTGTCTGTGTCAACTGTGGGAAAAGATTGGACTATTATTTCCCGTTGTCAGGAACAGTCGAGTATGATGTCATTTTTCATTTTATGTTCTCCTAAACGAGTAATTTGTTTTTCTTCGCTTCAGTTATGATTTCATCGCGTTTTGTCGTGTCACGCAGCACAGTTTCTGCGTCGTTCAACACGTTGGGGTTGTACGCTTTCCAACTGTCACCATGGCCAATGAAGAGGTGACACTCCTTTTCATGTTGCATGCACAGCGTGATCAGGTTGTTCTCATCGAGTTCGAGTTCAGGATGCAGGTGAAACGGGTGCACGTGGTGAACCTGCAATTTTTCTGCTCCGCCACACGCTGCACACGTCTTGTTCTTGTTCTTAGACAAGAAGTCTCGCTCGACCTTGTGCCACTCGGGCGATCGCGCAGGCGTTGTTTTTTCAAAAGCGTCTTTGTCCTGTAAATGTTGATTAACGTCTGACATAGTTATAAATAATAACCATGCCAACTCGTCAGACAGCGTCTCGATACCAAAAGAGCGTGTTTTCTGTTCCCCCGTTGCCCACAGGATATTCTGCGACAACGAGCGACCTGTTCATTTCTCCCGTCGGCATTGAGGACGTTGACAAGGCGCTGTTCGACTTGTTCGACGGGGAGATTGGGTTTCAGGTTTCAGGCGACGACGTTGATGGTTCAAAAAAGCTGAGCGTCGTGTTTCAAGCAGGTGAAAAGTGGGCATTGTTGAAGAGGCTACGCTCAATGCGCGACAGAAACGGGAGCCTAAAACTGCCAATCATGAGCGTTTTGCGAACGTCAGTCGTTCAGGACTTTTCTGCTGACATCAACGGGAGAGGAATTAACCAACAAACAGGAGAGCTAATTGTAAAGCGCCGCCTCGATAAGAGCGACAGGGCATATCAAAATAGCATTAATCGACTTGGACTGCAACACCAACAAAACGTTGTGTCTAACAATGACGTTGACGTCGTGTCAGAGACATTGGGAACGAACTCAGACGATGAAATCGTTGGCGACGATAATAGCACAGTGTTGGTTGAAGAAAGCAATTCTGTACCTGCGACGTCAAGAAGCATAAGTGATTTGCTTTTGACAGACACAGACGTCGCAAACGGCGCATTGTTGAAGTCAAACAAGACAAACAACATATTTGAGGTAATTGTTCTCCCATCGCCACAGTTCTTCACTGCAACATACGAAGTCACGTTTTGGGCACAGTACACGACACACATGAACCAATTATTGGGACAGTTGATGGGTTCATTTCTTCCACAAGGAAATGCATGGCGAATTGACACACCTGCGGGTTACTGGTTCGTTGCAGTCGTTGACAATAACTCATACTCGTCAAAGGAAAACGCTGACGATTTTTCTGCTGAAGAACGGGTGATAAAGTACGAGTTCACTGTCACGATAAAAGGCTATTCATTTGCGCCTCGTGAACCTGGACAGCCAATACCTGTGCGAAGGTACGTGTCAGCGCCACAAGTGTCGTTTGAGATATCGACGAGTGAAGTTTCGTCCCCAACGGGCATAATCGATCCATTCTTAGGTGCAGATGATCCAACGTTGCCGATGAGCAAAAATGCAAATAAGCGTCCGGATCAGAGATTTGACGGAAACACGTTGTTGTACAAAAATCCTGGCATGGCTGAAATCGATCTAAGTCAACAGGACCCTGCGTTGTCGACAGTGCCACGAGGTGTTCCTGTTGCGCGTTATCAAAAGGTTTCATCAATCAACGAAAAAGGTCAACAGGTGATAAGATACGTAAAGGTGAGAAGCGTGAATAAGTTCACCGGTGAGAGCGTCATAGCGATTGGTGATGCGTCTTTGGGTGGAATAAGTATACTACTTGATGAGTGATACAAAATATGTTACATAGTTATGTAACAATATTGGAACAATTTTTCTCATATAAATTTGAGCTTGATCCAAATAATGTTACAATAACATTGTTGAGGAAACATGTGGGAGCTCGTCGATTTGTTTGGAACTGGGCTCTTGCAAAGAGAAAGCTATGTTCGCACTGTGGACACAAGCATGAAAAATTGAAGCTAAGTGACAGAGAATGGGTTTGTAAAGCGTGTGGAACACACCATGATAGAGATATAAACGCAGCAAAAAATTTATTTAAGCAAATAGAAACATTTAATGTACCGATGAGTTGTCGGGATCGTGGAATACCTTTTAAAAAAGGTAAATCCAAAAAGTCTGTGGAGAAACCTCTTATGGGAGTTCAGTTTAACGAACTTAGTAATGTTATCTGTGAAGCAGAAAACGAACGCTTGAACTATATGTAGTTCAATGTCAGTTTCGTATACTATAATTAGAAATCAGGAGACTTTTTTCTATGGCGTCCGAACAAATACTCAATTCACCTGGCATCCTTGAACGAGAGATCGATCAATCACAGCCTTCACCCACCGGTCCCATTGGCGTGCCTGCTGGCGTGATTGGAACGACAAACAAGGGTCCTGCGTTCGTGCCAGTCGTCGTTGGAAACGTGGGCGACTTCACGAATACGTTTGGTGCACTCGACATATACAAACCTGGAACTTACGCGGCGAACGAGTGGTTGAACAATCGCACGGCTTTGACGTACTTGCGCGTTCTTGGAGCAGGATCAGCTGCAGAAAATGCGTCGACGGGTGAAACGTTGAACGCAGGATTGAGCGTGTTGCCAGACGTTGTAACGCAAATTCCCGGTCGTCACACCGGTATGGTTCAATTTTTGACGCAGCAAGGCAACGTTTCTGCACAAGAAATTGCGCTGCCAATGTTCACTGATAACACCAGTTTTAGTGGTGGGACTGCAAACGTCGTTCGAGGCGTTATTTTGCTCACGACCGGTTCACGCATGATGGTTCAAAGTGGTAATGCTTCGAGCGTCGGTGCTTTTGTGGGTGCAGGACCGAACGACCTAGCAACGGTCGTGAACGGAGAGTTTAAACTAATAATTTCGAGCAGCAATCCATTCGTTACGACTGATGGAAATGTTGGCGTCGCAATCTACAGCGCGTCGTTTGATCCGAGCGATCAAAATTACTTTGGAAAAGTTTTGAACAAAGATCCAAAACAATTTGCAACTCGACAACACCTGTTATATGCTGATTTTGCTGTTGATGCTGAAATTTTGTCGTCGTCTTATGCAGCGATACTGTCAGGTTCATCTGACGTTGTCAACCCCGTTTCGAATAGAACATACATGAATGCATTTGGATCGTTCAAATCACGTTATAAGACCGCAAAGACTTCAACGTTCATATCGCAGCCTTTTGGCACAAAAGAGTATGACTTGTTCTACTTTGAGGCGATGGACGATGGCGAGTACGCAAACACGTTGACGAAGATAACGATCACTAACTTGCAGGCTTCGCTTGATCCTACGAACAAGTATGGCTCATTCACTGTTCAGGTTCGCGCGTTTGATGACACCGACACGAACATGAACGTTCTCGAAACGTATCCAGGATGTACTTTGGATCCTCAAAGCGATCACTATGTCGGTAGGTTGATCGGTGACAGAAAAGTGTTCTTCAATTTTGACGTAGAGGACAGTGAAAAGCGAGTGGTGTCGACTGGTAAGTACGCAAACGTTTCAAAGTACGTCAGGGTACAAATTTCAGAAGACGTTGAACGAGCAATTCTTCCACAAACGGTGTTACCATTTGGGTTTAGAGGCGTCGAACTGTTGAAGACGAACGACGCGCTTGGTGACAAACCCACGGCGCAACCTCGCCTTGCAGGTGTTTTAGGAACACAAAACACAATAACGGGTTCAGTGTTGCCTCCGATACCGTTCAGGTTCAAGGTGACGCGTGGTGAAGTTCCAACGTCGCAAGCTTTCATTGGACAGCCCGGTGCGACAGAGGTCACAAATCCAAACTTGTGTTGGGGTGTCAAGTTTGAACGAAACGATAATCCGACGAACTCAAACCTGTCGTCAGAGCCCAATGCTTTGATTGCGTCCTACACGAAGTTTTTGGGATTTGAACAGCTCGACACTGTCGTGACGAGTTCCGGTGCTGACACGTTCAATAATAACAAGTTCACGTTGGCTCGAGTTGCACTGTCAAACGGTGCGATCGCAGACCTCACGTCATCTGTCACCGATCACATGCGTGAAGCTGCGTACATTCGCAGTGGGACGGTGAACTCGACTGACTACAGGATACTAAATAACGGTGAACAATCAAGGCTAACGTTTGCATCCTTGTTACAGTCGGGTTCAGCTGCGACGTTCAATCAGTTCTCACACTACGCAAAGTTTTCAACATTCATGCACGGCGGGTTCGACGGCGTGAATTTCTTGGACCAAGATGCAATCAGGATGAACGATAAAATTTCATCGTTCGATGCGCTCGGCGGCGCTGAACAAAACTATGTGTCGCCTGGTCTTGCGACAAATGTGGGTGGCGTTGGTCAAAATAATAGCACGGTCGCTTCGTACAAAAAGGCGATTGACATCATGACTGACAAGATGACGGTGAACGTCAACGTGTTGACAGTTCCTGGAATTCGGGATTCGTTCATCACTGACTACGCATCGCAAAAAGTAAAAGAATATGGACTTGCATTCTACGTCATGGACATCCCGTCCTACGATGATGCACAAAATCGACTGTACGACAGCTTGGTCAAGCCATCAGTGAATAGAACTGCAAACGCGTTTGACACTCGAGCAATTGATAACAACTACATCGCAGCATATTTCCCGGATGTTTCAATTGACGACACCGTGAACAAGCGTCGAGTGAGAGTTCCGGCGTCTGTCGCAGCGCTCGGCGCGATTGGTTTCAATGACAGGGTTGCATATCCTTGGTTTGCTCCAGCTGGTTTCAACCGAGCCGCGCTCGATGACGTCAAGTCAGTCGTCGTTCGCCTGAACACCGCTGACCGCGATCGGTTGAGCAACAGTCGCATCAATCCAATCGCAACGTTCCCACGCGCAGGGTTTGTCATCTATGGACAAAAAACATTGCAGGTCGCAAAGACGTCGTTGAACAGAGTTAACGTGCGGAGACTTTTGCTTGAGGTCAAGCGAATTGTTATCGCAATTGCGAATGGCATTGTGTTTGAGCAGAACACTCAGGACACGAGAAACTTGTTCGTGAAGTCCGCGAACGAGCAGCTTGGTCTAATTCAGGTTCAGTCAGGCGTTGATGACTTCAACGTGATAATGGACACAACGAACAATTCGCCTGAAGACGCTGCCGCGAACAAGTTGAATGGTCGAATAGTGATCGCACCGACACACTCAGTTGAAATGATAGGAATTGATTTCATCGTGACAAACAGTGGGGTCACGTTCACATAAACAAGTGTGTAATAGTTTGAACGCACCTACGGGTGCGTTTGCTATTTAAATGGACAAAATCAAAATGTTTACCATATTTATGGGTGAGGAACTATGACGATCACTTACGGTTCAGCCGGCGTAACTGCAACAGAAATTGACATATCGGGTCCAGTTGTACAACAACCAACGGGAATTCCTGCTGGCGTAATTGGAACGTCGCAAAAAGGTCCCGCTTTTGCTCCAGTGACTGTTGGCGTGTTTAGCGACTTTTCAGCAAAGTTTGGTGCGAGCGATGGGAAGAAATTCATGCCGCTCGCTGCGAACGAGTGGCTGCGAAATCAAAGTTCGTTGACGGCAGTTAGAGTTTTGGGTGTCGGAGATGGCAAGACGCGAAATCCTGACGGTTCGGTGACGTCTGCGGGTTTCACAGTCGGTGAAAATGAGCCAAACACGTCGTTGCCAGTGAGTGATCCTGCGTACGGTAATCTCGTGTACAATCCTTACGCGATTGCAGGTGGTCCTCACGGTCGCACTTATTTCCTTGGTGCGCTGATGTCAGCGTCAGCAGGTTCAACGATATTTTCTTCTGCATCGATAAATTTGCCCTCCACACCCGTTGTTCGTGGTGTCGTGATGGCAGCGAACGGCGTTATCTTGCGCCTTGCAAACGACGAGTTCAACAGCGCAAATCCACCTTCGAGCGTTATCGCCGCGGCCGACGTGAGCGCCACCGGCATGTCTGTTGGCACAGTGACAACGTCGAGCAACGGGACAGTAAAACAAGATTTTAGGTTGTTGTTGAATGGCATTCCGGGAACAGATCCTTCGTACCCAAACGTCATCACCGCATCGTTCGATCCAAATGCATCTAATTACTTTGCGAACGTGTTCAACACTGACCCGTACAAGTTACAACAAACCGGTCACTTTTTGTACGCAAATTACGACATCTTGACGTCACAGGCAGTCGTGAATGGAACTGGCATAACTACCGGATCAACGCTTGCATTCTTGGTCACCGGTTCGTCAATTACAACAGCACCTAATTACGAGGCATTTACTGATCGCTTCTCAAATGCACGATCACCGTGGATAGTGTCACAAAAGTTTGGTGGAGTTGCGCAAAATCTATTTAGAATTTGGGCGCTCGATAGCGGCGCAAACGTTTCAATGCTGTACAAGATTTCAGTTGAAAACATCGCAGCGTCGTCCGACAACACGACGCCCTTTGGAACGTTCGACGTGACAGTACGAGATTGGAACGACACTGATGGAAACGTGAGCTATCTCGAACAGTGGCGTGGTCTGTCGCTCGATCCTAGCTCGCCGCGTTACATTTCGAACGTCATCGGCGATCTACACACGTACTTTGACTTTGATCGCTCTGACAGCGAACAAAAACTTGCAATTGACGGTGACTACGAGAACGCGTCTAACTTGATCCGCGTAGAAGTGTCTGACAACGTTCAGAATGGTTCAATTGAACCCACGGCGTTGCCATTTGGTTTTGCGTCGCCGCTTCACTTGGTCACAACGTCAGGATCGCTCGACGGAACACGTTGTCACTTCGTCACCGGTGCAATGCAACCGCCGCTGCCCATGCGTCAGAACATAACAAATGGCTCAGGTGCCAAGGCGCTCGTGAATCCGCAGCTATATTGGGGCGTTCAGTTCGAGCACCAGGCATCGCTCAACATGCCGAACGGAACGACGTTGAAGAATGCGTCATTGAACTCATGGGCAAAGTACTTTCCTGAGTTTTCAACTGTTCCAGTCGTCATCGGTGGCGACACTTTCTGTAACAATGAATTCACGCTCGAGAACGTAAAAGTCGTGACGAGTTCAATTGGACTTGCTGACCCAAGCGCTTGGGCCTCTGCAACGTACGCTCGAGACGGAAACATTGTCACTGATGACAACGCAAAGACACGGCCTCTAAAAGTTGATGACCTAACTTCTGCGAACAGGCGCTTCATCAAGTTCACAACGCTGATGCAAGGTGGGTTCGACGGCACGAACATGTTTGACAGGGACGAAGCGGAGATAAATAACGCTGCTGTTACAGCCGACATGGACAACGTGTCACGAGGCAGGAACAATGGCCCCAACGTGATGGCGTATAGAAAAGCAATCCAACTGATGCAGTCAACGACCGAAGTAGACGTGCAGCTGCTAATTGTTCCTGGAATTCGTCATCCCGCTGTGACAGACACGTTGATCGCTGCAGTCGAGGAACGATTTGACGCGCTCGCCATCGTTGATATTGAACAGCTCGATGGAAACGGTGACAACGTCGTAGGTGACGATCAGCAACCTGTCGTCAATGCGACAGCAGAGCAGTTCGCAGGCAGGCTCGCTGACAGCTCATTTGCGGCCGCTTACTTCCCTGACGTCGTGATGACAGACCCGACGACAAAGACAAACCTCTTTGTCCCGCCGTCAGTCGCAGTTCTCGGCGCGCTCGCACTGAACGATAAGTTGGCCCAACCTTGGTTTGCACCGGCAGGCATGACACGAGGTTCGCTCCAGACGACACTTGAGACGAGAGTGAAGTTATCTAAGAACGACATGGACGCGCTCTACAATGTCAACATCAACCCGTTGGTTGCATTCCCAGGCAATGGCACGGGCGGAACTGCGCCGACGGGTGGAGTTGTCGTGTGGGGTCAAAAGACGCTACAGGCATCTGCAAGCGCGCTCGACAGGGTCAACGTCAGGCGGTTGCTGGTCAATCTGCGTCGTCAAGTCAGAGACGTCGCGCAGACGATCATGTTCGAGCCGAACAGGGCAGCAACGCTCGCAAGGTTCCAGAACGCGGTCACGCCAATTTTGCAACGTGTGCAAAAGTTGTCGGGCATCGAGAAGTACAAGGTACAGATAGACACGACGACGACGACACAGGTGGACGTGCTTAATTCGACAATCCGCGGGAAAATCTTCATCGTGCCCACAAAAGCTGTTGAATTTGTCAGCTTGGACTTCGTGGTGTCAAATCCAGGCAGTGCATAATCAAACAAATTGATAGTCGAACGCACCTACGGGTGCGTTCTTCATTTAAGAATGTGTATATTTTTTGAGAATATGATAAATTTAATTTATGAAAAAGTCAAATTATCGAAAATCAATTTACGAAGAGCGTAAGTCATATTCAGAAGAAATGGGATGTGCTTATTTGATTGGATCGATCGTACAAAGTGTTAATATTCGTTTGGGAACGATACGTGAAAAGCTAATTTTAAAATTTTTGAAAGAATCGGGTAAATTTAGTTCAGTTTCAGGAACAGAAATTAAATTTAATGATAATGTGAATGACGCTCGAACTACTCATCAAATTGATATTGTTTGTATTACGAATGATACGGTTGAATTGTTTAACGTAAAACCTGCTACGCATTCAAACACCGATGACCCAATTTACACAGTCAAAACGTATTTGAGGGCAATCTTTTATTATAAGACATTGTACCCTAATAAACGCGTTACATATTCTCAACTTTCTCCAAGTGGATATACACATTCAGCATATGAAAAGGCAGGAATATTATCATATGATTACAATACATTTTTATCGAATATTTTAAACGTTGAAGTAAATATTGAAAAATTAATTCATAAATCGTATAATGACGTAATGTATAATGCGATGAAAAAGACTGCTAATGATCTTGAAATTTCACTTAATTACGTCATTGATTTTTGTGTTCATTGTAAAATGTACAACAAATGACATAGTGTTTATATTTTATAAATGCAACCAATTTTTAAATACAGTGGTGGTAAAAAGCGTGAATGTAAATTTCTTAAATCTATTTTGCCACAAATTAACAGGATTGTTGAACCATTTGCGGGTTCATGTGCGTTAGCATTTTATCTTGAAAAACCAGCTTTAGTGTCAGACGTTCGAAGCGATGTGATAACAACATTACGAGTTGTGCAAGATCAAAAACTTTATCCTCTTTTGCAAGAGCGTATTGATGAATTGTCAAGCGTCAATGATAAACTAAAATTAAAGGATGAGTTCTATTTGCAACGAGACAATAATTTTGGTTGTATTAATCCGCTTGACATTGCATACCGTTTTATTGTCATTCGACAGTTAGTGTTTTCCGGCATGGATCGTGTTAACGCAAAGACGGGTAAAGAAAATGCACCTTTTGCGTGGTATGGTAGTTTTAAATGTAATTTATCAAAAGTTCATCATGAATTATTACAATCGTGGGAAATTCGACAACAATCATATGAAGAAACGTTCAAACAATTAAAACAAGATGATCTCGTATTTTTAGATCCCCCATACGCATCTCGTAACAGTACCTATGCGTTAGGTGACCCGGGCAATCAATTACACGTAAAATTACAAAAACTGTGTAATGAATGCGAACAAAAATTTTTACTCGTTCATTGTGAACATGAATTATATAATGAATTTTGTCTAAAACATGACACAATTACAAAAGATTTTATGTATGCACAGAATTTTAAGGGTCGTAATAATACGAAAAGTAAAACAAAACATCTTTACATACGAAATTATAATTTAGATAATATTTAATACCATGAAGCTAACACCAATGCAACTGCGAAAGATTATCAAAGAAGAGTTTGACGTTGAAGAAGAAGAGACCAACAGTTTGCTATATGGCGTTGCATTTGAACCTGAGGTCGAGCAGGCAATGCGTGATCTGTGCACTGTGTGGTCGAAAAAGTGTCAAGAGCGTCTCAAGGAAGCAAACGTTGAAGTGGGTAGCAGGAGCATGTCACCTGTTGCAGTAGTCAATTCAACGAAAAATGGTTTACTCGACGAAATACGGGTACAAATTGTAGACGCTTGCGAGAGCGTTGAACGAAAGTGCGGATTATAACATGAAACTAAACGAATTACGAAAAATTATCAACGAAGAACTCATGAGCGTCGTTGAAAAGAAACTTTCAGGTGAACAAAAAGAAAAAATAAGAACTGTGTTGACAGGAATGTCAATGCATACTAACACAATTATTGATAATCTTGACATTGAGGACATGACTGTCGATCAAATAACAATATTTATTGACATAGTAAAACGACGTCTTGATAAATTGTCTGCTATTACATCTGGTTTAAATGCGAGATAATCATGAAACTTACAGTAAAACAACTTCGTGAGACAATTCGCGAAGCAGTCAATGACGAGTTGATGAAAGATGTCATTGTAAACACGGGTAAAGAAGAAAAAGAACTTGACTTTCCTCGTGGTGACATGTCATGGGACTTTGCTGACGACGATTGGGACACGTTGGTGTCAAAAGAGCTTCAGAAACAAGGACTGATGCTTGCAGATGAGGACGACATGAACGCTCACGCAAAGCGCGTCAAGGTGGGCGACGACGAGTACGAAGTGTACGTTGTGCCGATGCCGGCGCGACGGGTGAGGGAAGCAAAGAACGCGGGCTTCGACGACATGAACATGGGTGACAAGTTCCTGAAGAAGAATGCGAAGTCAAAGAAGTCGCTCGAGCAAGTTGAGCCTGAGAGCGTGTTACCTCAAGCTGAAATTGATAGACTTGCACGAACTGACCCAAAGTCAAGCGACAGCGGGACGTCTGGTATCTCAAGGTCATTGACGACAACGAGGGCGGCGTGAGCAGGGGCAGTCGATTTGCCCTTCCGTGTTCCGGCGAATGTCCGTTCATTACAAGCGTGGCACACCCCGTACCACCGGCCGGTACGTTGATATCATTTTCGATTGCGCGGGCTATGCCACGTGCGCATAATGCACTCAAGTGAGTCCACCACGACGACCTCGTAAGAGGTAGGGCCATTAGCCGCCACGTAAGTGGTCGCGATGTACGGTTGAGCTACGGCAATATCGGACATGCTAGTGATGTCGCATAGGTAACCCCGACATGCCCCGCGTGCCGGGGTTATCAATATTTGGGGGGCCAAGGTTTTGCCTTGTTGGTGCGTCGATAGGCTGCGAACTCTTTTGGTGTCAGTGGATATGCAGTGCGGACCGTGAAGCAATTCGCCGCGGGATTGACGACGCATTGACGTACGTGACCGTGTCTGACGAAGAAGACAAGCCGGTAGCGTACAAGATTGAGAACGGAAAAGCAGTGAAGACGTCAGACGTTGTTGCTGATGAGCTTGAGCGAATGTTCATGTTCATGAACTAACGTGGGTACAAACATTTTTGGCACCGCAATTTTTGCATGTATTCGAAGTCAAATAACCAATGATGAAACATGTCTTCACCGATCAACATGTTACATGCATTGCACATGTGCGATATACCGCTCATTGAGCCATGAAATTGCGCGCCAATGTGACAGTTAACTTCTTCACGCATTCGAATGATGTTGTCTGCAACTGGCTTTACGAGAGATCGCCAGTGATCAATGCAGGAACATTTAAGTTCAAGCTCTTCGAGCAATGCGATGTTTTCATTGATGAGGGCGAGAAGTTTCGTTGATGCGAGCGAGTAATTCATTGAGCTTATGCTGTCGGTAGCGTTTTCATAATTTAATCTCGTAAACCAAGTTCCTACACCCGTACACCTTGACGACGCTTGCTTCTTCGGCGACTGTAATTAATTTATCACACAAAAGGTGTACGTACACATTGTCATAATATTTATCATTTGGAGATTATACATGGCCGAGACTTTAGACGTTACATCAATGTTGAACAATACCTTCGAGCCCGCGAGAAAAAATCGCTTTATCCTCGCGATCGAAGGTATAGATTCATTTCTCATCTCATCCACAAAAGTTCCTTCGTACACGACTGATGAAGTTGAGATTCCTTTCATGAACACGACACGTTACGTTGCCGGCAAGACAAAGCCTGTACCCATGCCGGTGACTTTGCACAGCGCGATTGCGCCATCAGGCGCGCAGCAGATCACAGAGTGGATGCGAACGTGTTTTGACCCAGTTTCGGGTAGGTCGGGGTATGCGGATTTTTACAAACGAGACGTGCAATTGAAATTACTAGATCCTGTCGGGACAGTAATTTCCCTCTACGATATAAAAGGCGCATGGTTACAAGGTGACGTCGATATGGGCGAATTAACGTACGAAGATGCAGGATTGTTGGATATTTCCATAACGTTACGTTTCGACATCGCGGTTTTGCAGTATTAATTTATCATAATCTCCAAAAATTTCATCATTCGCTCGTTTTCACGAGCGTTTGGTGTTTAAAGATTTGTACACACGTGTTCAATGTGATACAATTAAATAAATGAAGTCTGAACGTTTAAAGTGCATGTTTTGTGACCGAGATTTTGGCCAAGAAAAACCATTTGTCACTCACCTTGAAAACGCACATGAAGTAGCACAAGGTGAAGAACAAATGAAACTGTACATGAAGTTGAATGACATCAACGACAGGCCAACATGTCAATGTTCATCCGATTGTGACAAACAAATTACGTGGCTCGGTTGGAAAAAAGGATTTTCTGGTTCGCGTTACGCTCGTGGCCACAACGCAGTCATAGACACATGCTTCAGGACAAAGGCAAAAGAGTTCGCAAAAAAGCGCGAAGAAGGTTATAGAAGTGGAAAGTATAAAGTCTGGAACGATGGGTTGACAAAAGAAACGTCTGAAAAGATTGTTGAGATGGCAGAAAAGACGTCAGTGACCTTACAACAAGGATACGAAACGGGACGTTTGGTTACATGGCAAAAGTCTGATCCGGATCACGCTGAAGCTGCTTGGAAAAAATTATCAGAAACTAAAAAAGAAAATTTTGCGACCGGTAAAACAGTACCGTGGATAAAAGGTCTCACAAAGGAAACTGATGAGCGTGTAGCGAATATTTCACAAGGAATTTTAAAGTACTTTGAGACACATGATCGTGCAAACAAAATGAAGGCCGACGAGTTTTATGTCATAGCAAATCGACATGATGATAAATTTGAGCTCCTGTCGACATACGATGATTATGAACAGTGGCGTGTCGCAAGGTTAAAATTTAGGTGTAGAACGTGTAATCATGTGCAAGAAAAAAGTTTAGCGATGTATTGCGATACTCCGCTTTGTTTCAATTGTCATCCAAAATCTTCACAACCACAGCTTGAAATTTACGATTACGTGAAGTCATTGATACAAGATGAAGTTTTGCTGAACGATCGTACTTTGATCTCTCCAAAAGAAGTCGACATTTACATTCCTTCTCGAAATTTTGCAATCGAATACAATGGATTATATTGGCACAGCGAAGCGTGTATAAAAGACATCGACTATCATCAGAAAAAGCACGTTGCTTGCGAAGAAAAAGGCATTTCATTATTATTCGTGTTTCAAGACGAATGGCGAGACAAACGTAAAATTATTGAGACAATGATTGCACATCGCTTAGACGTGTTTAATGAAAAGTTCGACGCTCGTAAGTTACGTGTCATAAAGAAAAAGAATGATCTGACATTTTTCAATCAAAATCACCTTGACGGTGGAGCGCGTGCAAAGACAATGTTTTGTCTCGTTGATGAAGCAAATCGAGTTGTTGCGGCGATGTCACTTAGAGGTCCGATATACAATGGTAAGAAATATTCTGAATATTATGAAATTGCGCGCGCTGCATGTTTATCAAACGTTAACGTCAGAGGATGGCTTGGCAAGCTCACGAAGGCTTGTCATGACTTTGCGATAAGCGAAGGTAAAAAAGGATTGATAACATACGTGGATCAACGAGTGGGTTCAGGAAAGGCATACGAAAAAGCGGGATGGAAGGTATTGAAATTTAGCACCGGAAATCGATTTTGGTGGACTGACGATTGGGAGAGATTTGATCGAGGCAAATGCAAAGCAGATAAGTCTCGTGGAATGTCAGAAAAAGAAGTCGCGTCAGAACGTAAGCTTCATCGCATCTACGGCTGCGCAAATTCGTTGTTCGTGTACGAGAAAGTGTAATTTTCTTCCTCCATTGTTTACTATCTCCTCATGCGTTGTGACATGCGCTCTCGCATGACCTCAACAATAAACAAAGGAAAAACACATGAAAAGCAATGACACAGTCATGTACGGTGATGTTGGTGAGAGATTTAAGTTGTTTGCACAGAATATAGGCGACGGGTGGGAAGTCTCAGCAATCGTCAATGCAGAACATCGTAACGACGTTGTGTGTCAAGCTGACGAATTTACGTTGTTGAACATATTTTTGACATTTTTTGACAGGTATCCTAAGCCTGATGAAGACATGTAGGCGATGTGTAAGAAACGTGTAGGAGTGTAAATTCTTTGAGAAAGTGATATACTGAGTTCATGGCAAGAGAATACGTTGTAACAATTCCCGTAGTAGGTTTCATCTCGTACACTGTTGAAGTCGATGATGACGTCATCAACGAAAAGGACGCTCGTAAGGCAGCCATTGATCTTGCGTGGGATGAGTACAATGACGACGAAGATCATCGTTCAGTCGAGTGGAATGCCATTGAAAGCGTATGCACAGGTAACGTGTGTCGAGCTCCGGTGAACGACATTGAAGTTGACAAGATGGGATGAGTGTAATGAAATTTGATTTTTCAAAATATGATACAATTTATGTTTTTGCATCTCGCATTGGTGAAGACCTGCATGAATACGCAAAAACTGCGACAAGCGAAGAATTTGCAAATACGATTGATGAATTGGTTAACCTCTCTCGCGAAGAAGGACGATACTACGAGTTTGAAAGAGAAAAGAACGATTACGACTTTGTGTGTGAAGATGATGAATAGTTATTGATGTGATACTGACAATTTCTGCTTTGCATAAAGCAATCAATGAAGAGCTCTACAAGAACTTGACAGGTACGTCGAGCGTTGTTGATTTTGAGACGGGTGTCGATTGGATCAAAGTTTACTTTAGTTCAGGTTGGGCCTACACGTATTCTTATGACAGTGCAGGTCGAAACAATGTTACGTGGATGAAGCGACATGCAAAGCGTGGCGAAGAGCTTTGCAGATACATCCACAAGTACGTGAAATTCAGGTACGAGAGCAAAGAAAGATATTAAATAATGGCAAATCTAACCGAGAAACGACTGCGACAAATAGTTCGAGAAGATAACAAACACAAAAATGCCAGATCAGAGATCTGTGACTGATCAACTTAAAGATTTAATAAAGTTTGCGAATCAAAATGGGCTGTATGATGCTGCAGATTGGATTCAATCTCAACTTAAATAGTCTCACGTTGACATTTTTTTTCATTAGCAACGTCGAAAGAATATTAGCATCGAAGAAGAACTCGGTTTGTAGTAACTAAATCTTAGTTCTTTTCAAATAAAACTTCTGCACATAGCTACTCACTTTCACAGTTAGTAGCTCGTCGAGTTTTGGCAGCTCGCTCTTCAACGCGTCAATCACCAATGCATCATGAATCATGAAGAGTGGGCGACAATTTGGCGTTTTCGTCTTCATTTCTTCGGTGATGTTAGAGAATGCCAATAAAACGACGTCGCACCCCGTGCCTTGCACAAAGTGATTGAGCAATACACTGCTTCTTGGATCATCAATTTTTAGAGGCCTTCCAAAGCGAGTTTGCAGCGTGCCCTCCTTTACAAACTGCGTCTTAATCCTGTTCGTCAACGCACGTATCTCGTAGTACTTTCTGATCGCATCGCTGATTTCGTCTGCTCGTGCTTCATCACATTGTAAAGTCTCAACTATTAAGTTTGTTCCCGCGCCGTACATTGTGCATATTGTGCCCGCTTTTGCTTCATTGCGCGTCAACTCATATTCTTTTGCAACGTGTGAGTAAATGTCTCTGTTTTCACAAGACTTGTTCGCCTCGTACAGCACGACTCGTGGCTCTAATGCGTTAAAGTCGATTATGCATATCTCACCGTCGTCACCGTGAACGCTCTCGATTATGCTCCTGTGTTCGCGCTTGAGCTCAAGTATGTGCGGCCCAGACTTTACCGTAAGTCTCCCGGTTTCAGTTGCAAATCGGTTGTATGCGACTTCGTTTGCAAACCCATCGTCTCGAGGCACAAACGTTTGCAACGCAGAAATGTTTCCTTTGTTCTCGTCAAACAGTTCTTTCAAGAGCTTCTTATTTATCTTTGCACGTTGTAAGTTGTTGAAAACAGCACTCGCATTTACCCACGTTCCATCGTAGTAATTCGTGGGTGCAGTACAAAGGAAACCTTCAACTTTGTTGAGAAGTGCCTTCACGAATGCTGCGTGCTCTCGCTTTGTCATCACCTGCCGCCAAGGGACGCTCGACAAGTCGACGCTCGTGAACGTCTTCATCATGTCAACGTACTTCTTCGGGGGCAGAAAATCAAACTCTTGCAGAGATAGCTTCACAATGTCATTGAAATTCTTTCCAATTACGCTCCCGTTTGTGACGTGCCAAGACATGGGCTCGACTTCGTCAACCCACTCTAATTTACCATCAGCATATGATAGGTGTTTTTCAGCGCCTATCGCTGATTTATCAAGTGTGAACTTCATTTCGTTTGCGTGTGACAGATATGAAATTTGAAATCAATTCAATCAATTTTTCGTCTGTAATATAAAACAAGTCTAAGTCAAGCTTTGACGCGTCGTAGCGTTCAGACATGCCAAACGCGTTGACGATCAACTGTCCCAGGCGCTGCGTGGGCACTTCATTTACGAGTTTTACCAATTCGTCTACTTGTTGTTGATTGTTCATGTTATCTCTTGATTATCGTAATACAAAACGTCGGTTTTTGTTCACAATCCAAACGCGCCTCAAGTAAGTTCCTTGAACGTAAGTTTCAGGACGCTCACAGCTCACTTTACACTCATGCGAGCTACACACTTCATA